GGCGAGGGGATAGCGTGTCCCCGGTGCGCGGCTGGGGATTGTCCTCAGCGTATTGGCGGGCGATCAGCTTGGTCGTCGTCGGGCGGCCCGTCTCTTTGCGGCGGGCGTATTCCGGCAGGGGAATGGCCAGCATTTCGAGAGCGGCGCGGAAGCCGATAAGAACGCGGCGGTCAGCCTTGGTCGTGAAATACGCCTCGGCTTCGGGGCTATTGAGAACCCCGTCGTCAATGGTGCGAATGGTCATTGGAATATCCTTGGTAATATCGGTGCGGCCGGATGGGGCCTGCGATTAAGTCAAAGGCGGTTTGTCGAAAGGTGTCCCGCAAAGGCAGAAAGATAGCCCTCGCCCATGCCTCTGTTTCCGCCGTTGTTAAACGGATGGCATGGCGTCACGGCTCGCTAGGAATGGCATGGACCGCCAATGGCGACTGAGGCTCTACGGCTCGTCAGTCTCAGAGGGCAGATGCAGGGCGGCCGGGTGTATTATCCCAAGGCGTAAGCCCTAGTAGGTGTTCTTAGATTGGAGGATTAGAAGGGAGGAACTCTGGCCCCCCTACCCCCCATCGACCGACGTGATGAGAGATAGGAAAGCAGAGCCTCGACGGACTAATCTCAAGGTGTTCTTGAGTTGTCGGATCGTCGGGATGGCCTCTGGTGATCGCGGCCTTGCGGCCCCCCTTTGCGATCATAGCCGTTGCGTAGGCTCCCCGCCTGAGGCGGACGTTTCGTTTCGCCTAAGGGTATCAAATCAGTCCCGGCCGAGCCGGTGAGATGTTCCCTTGTGCCCGAGGGTATCAATTCAGTCCCGGCCCGCCCTCACTGGGTTTGAGGCCGATGGCGCGCCTGTCGAAATATCCCATCGGCCCTCAGGTCCGGGCGTAATGCGGTGCGCACAGCGGGACAGAATGTCGCATCCTGCTATTCGCCGCTGGGAAGCCCGAGGAGCGCCGGAAGGGCGTCGGCGCCCCAAGTGTCGAGCGGGCCAGAGAAGCCCGCCCACCGACCGGAAAACGGGCCTAGCGTGGCCGCTGCGATCCCGGCTTATGCCGCCGCTGCCGAGTAGCGTTTGACCGTGGCCGGGGAGAGGCCGAAGTGCCGGGCGGTCTGGGCAATGCTAGCCCCGTTTTCCCTGCGCCATGCGACCACGGCGGCGGCGTCCTGAGCCATCGGGCGGCCGAGGCTTTCCTTCCCTCTGTGCGTCCTGCCTGTGGCTTCCAGAGCGGCCCTAGCGGCGGCCCGGCCTGCCTGTGTGCGTTCCTTAATCCGCTGGCGTTCCATGTCCGCGACTTGGGCCAGGACGGCGAGGATCAACTCCCCGACGCCGCGCCCAATGGGGCCGAGGCCGTGAACGTCCACGGTGACGCCCTTGTCGATAAGCAGGCGGACGGTGGCCTGAACGTCCAAAGCGTCCCGGCCGAGGCGGTCAACCGCATAGACATGAACCGTGTCGCCAGACCGAACCTTGCTTAGCAGGTCAGCGAAGCCCGGCCGCTTAGCAGCCAGCGTCCCGCCGCTTACGCCTTCGTCGCTGAACTCTTGATCGAAGTCCCCGCCGAGGGCGAGGCGCTGGCTCTCAATGCTCTGGTCCCCGGTGCTGACGCGATAGTAGGCGATGCGGTGCATGGCTGGCTCATAAGTTAGGTGGCGCTCTAAGCTGGCTCATAAGACCGGCTCAATGTCACGTCAACATATCTTATGAGCCATAGCGCATAACCTACAACTTATGAGCCCGTCGTTTCTGGCGGCGGCGGAAGCCTCTGCATATTCAGGAGCGGGGTCGCTGGCGGGATTGTGGCGGCAGGCAATGGCTTGGCGGGATCATTATTCGCGGCCAACCGGGAGGGGATACCGGGGGAGCCAATGCCCCTTAGGATCGGAGGTCGCCCCTCGCATAGCTAAGCCGGGTTTCGGCCGAGGGTCCGACGCTGCGTCCGCGATCACAGATTGATAGGAGGGTCCGTTTCGTTTCCCTCTGCTACGGCTTGTTCAACAAGGTCTATCGCCTTCTTCAACGTCCAAAATGTGTAGCCGTAGCCGAGTATTAAGGCAGGCATGGCGAGTAAACCTAGCATTTCTTCCGCCGCTTCCTGACCGACGAACGCCATTGCAATCATCGCCATAAACACAAGAGCGAACGCGCTAGCAACTAGACCCAGGCAGAATGACCGAAAGACCGCTACTCCGCGCCCAAACGCAGTCATCTTTGACCACGGAGTGTTTCCGGTGCTGTTGCGGTATCCACATCTGAGGCATCGAATGATCGGAACACCGATGCGCGATTTCCAGCCGCTACTTAGCTGATAACCGCCAGTGAGCGTGGCCCCACATTGCCCGCAACGCCAGTTGGTATACGTTGCCATGAACTCACTCCCCGCCCTGATAGCCGTAGAATGTGTCTCAACGGTCGTGAATATGAAAGAGCCTTCTGAACCGGCCCGTTCAGTGCGCCTCTGTAGCCATAGACACGACTAGCGCAATGCAATGAAGGACGTAATCGCCTCATGAAACATTTTGGCGAAACTACCTCAGACAAAATCTGTGAGATTTTCTCAGAACGCGGGCCACTTGGCGGCCGTGTCTGGCACGCAACCACTCTTGAACGAGCAATACTAATTGCTTCTCAAGGATTGATACGTCCAGATGCCACGCCAATCTATGCCAAGGGGTTTTGTCGCTACCTCGGCGGCGTAAGCCTGTTCGATTTCCGACAGGGAAAAATCGCTTTCGATGCTTTTAACCTCTACGGAACGGGTTGGCTTCCCGATCTAACACAAAACGACATTCGAGTTTGGTTCTCCATTGACCCAGCCAGAACGGATATAAGTATCCCCTCACAGAACATCTTGGACTTATGGCGCAAATCTGGACCTAGAGATGCCGATGAACTTCCCTTGAGCAAGACACCAATTGCTAACTGCGAGGGATGTCACAGGGGCGAAATCCAACTGGCTAACTGTGAGTATGCGCTAGTGATCGGGGGAGGGGCTGCCCCGTTTGTCCGAAAGCTAAAGCTAGATGCTAGCCTTACGGAAAGCCTCTCAGCGCTTGGCCGTTGCGACACCGCAAGGCTCCCAATGTGAAGGCGGCTTGCCTCAGCCCGGCAGAATGCTACACTTTCCGCTCAAACCTGTAGCAGTCACGCTCTGCTAAGTGATTGATTTTAAACGATGTGATGGCAGCCCCTCTCTGTCCGCCATCTATTCACCCGCTAACGCGGGCTATGCGGCTCACCCGCAAATATCTCCGACATTACCGCCACTTGCGCAGCCCGCTTGGGCTATTTTCCGTCTCCAGAGACGGCTGTTGGCGCAGATATGCCCCTCATTCTCCCGCCCGTCTCCGTTTGCTCGCAGGCGCTAGGGTTTGGCGTGTCCTTTGCCTGTTAACAGGGAATAACAGGGAATATCGCCTGTGTTTTGATAGATGAAGCCTGGCACCAAACAGAGAAAACCCCGCCTTAGCGGGGCATTTCATAGTGCGGCAGCTCATTTCCCTTACAAATTAACAGGGAAAACAAAACGGCCGAGCAGGGAATACATCGGCCGTATCAGGGAATTAAATCACGATATCAGGGAGAAGATCAGCCCATAAACAGAGCCCGCTGATCATCCCAATCCAGCGGCACCTCCTGCCTCATGATGTTCTGCAAAGTCAGACGCTCGTCGGTTAACCCCTCGATGATCTTCGCCTTGATATCGGGAGCCAGGAAAGCCACCCGAAGCATGCGCGCGGCATAGGTTGAGTTGAAGTCTTCAGCGCGTGCCAGGTCTTCCAATCGGGTCACCTCGCCGTTTAGCAGTTTGCGCTTCCAGGCCTCAGCCCTAACCAGAGCCGAACTGAGCGCCGGATCCAGATGGCGCTTGATGATAGCATCTGTGCCATTGGGGCCCAGCACGGTCAGTCCGCCGCGCTTGGTAATCTGGATCGGGCAGAAAATGACCGGTTGGTTCTGCTCCTGATCCATCTGCGCCAATCGCATGCGCCCTGCATCGCTGATGGGGCATTCGGTAAGGCGTGCCGGATCCAGCCTGATCTTCAGCCCCTCGCGCTGCACCTCGATGCGGTCAATCACATCACGCACCTGATCCCAGTTTGGAGCTGCCTTGGTCTCCAGCAAGGGAGCCACCGCCTTGAGCACGGCCTCTTCGATTACCGGCGCAGGCACGCGGGGATGCACACCGGCTTCAGACTTGCGCCCCTTCTGAACCGCGGTCGAGACGTAGTACCGGTAAGTTGCTCCACCCTTGCGGCTGGCGCTGACCGGCGACATCACATGCCCTGCACTATCAAAGATCAGTCCACTCAACGTTGCGCCCGTATGAGACGGGCGGGCCTTGCCGGGCTTTCGGGTGCGGCGGGTTTCATCCAGCAAGGCCTGCACCGCATCAAAGGTCTCACGCGAGATGATCCCCTCGTGCTGACCGGGGTAGGATTCGTCCTTGTGCGGGATCTCGCCAATATAGGTGCGGTTGCGCAGCAGGTAGTAGATGGCCCCGCGCTGCAACGGTCCGCCACCGGTCTCTACCTCGTGGCGATTAACCCAACGCTTGGCGCAGATGCCCTTGGCCGAGGCGTCCTTAACCATCTGGTGTACCGACTTCACCTCCAGATAGCGGGCAAACATCCAGCGCACGGCTTCTGCTTCTTGTTCGTTGATCTTCAAGGTGCGCCCGTCAGGGTCATATCCCAGCAGCGGCGTGCCTCCCATCCACAGACCCTTCTTCTTGGAGGCGGTGATCTTGTCGCGGATCCGCTCGCCGGTCACTTCGCGCTCGAACTGGGCAAAGGACAACAGCACGTTCAGTGTCAGCCGCCCCATTGAGTTGGTGGTGTTAAAGGCCTGGGTGATGCTGACAAAGCTGGAGCCGGTCCGGTCCAGCACTTCTACGATCTTGGAGAAGTCGGCCAGTGAGCGGGTCAGGCGATCGACCTTATAGACCACCACCACATCGATCTTCTTGGCCTCGATGTCTGCCATCAGCCGCTTGAGAGCCGGACGCTCCATGGTGCCGCCCGAATAGCCTCCATCATCATAGATCTCGGGCAATAGGCTCCAGCCCTCGCCCGCTTGCGAGAGGATGTAGGCGGCGCAGGCATCACGCTGGGCATGCAGGGAGTTGTAATCTTGCTCGAGGCCCTCTTCCGTGCTCTTGCGGGTATAAATGGCGCAGCGAATGGTCTTGGTTTGCATCAAGCCTGATCCTCACGCAGACCAAAGAAGCGCGGCCCGTTCCAGCGCGAGCCGGTGATCTCACGGGCAATGGCCGACAGGCTCTTGTATCTTTGACCTTTCCAGACATAGCCGCCCTCCACCACCTCGACCTGATGGCGCTCGCCTTGCCATTCGCGCCGGAGCAGCGAGCCGATCTTGAAGCTGTGCGCCACCACGGTGGGCTTGGAGCCTGTCCGGTGCCGAGCCACCAGTTGCGCCAAGCGCTTGTCCAGCGGATGAGATGAGCCCTCCTGTTGCAAACGGTCGGCCAGCGCCCTTCTCATCAGATCGGTCGATCGCAAGGCCGGCGGCTCGCCAAACCGCTCGCGCCAGACTTGGCGCACCTCATCCAGGGTCATCGTCGCCACGGCCGCGACCAAAGTTTTGATCTCGCTCACTGGGTCACCTCGGTCTTGATCGACCAGTAGCGCGTGCCTTCATGCTTGTGGCTTTGGACTTGGTAGCCCTTCTTGCGCAGTACGCCGGCGATCGAGCCTCTGACCGAATGCGGCTGCCAGCCTGTGGCAAGGGTCATGGCCTTCATGGTGGCCCCGCCCTCTTGCTCAAGCAGAGCAATCAGTTGCGCCTGCTTGCTGGGGGCCTTTGCAACCGGTTGCGGCTCTATGTTGTGGAAAGTCAGCATGGTGTTCCTCGGAACATCCGGGGCGGCTTGCCCCTACTGATCCGAGCCCGGCTTGGCCGGGCGGAACACCCACACTAACGCTCCGATTGCAGCGCTAGTCCACCGATGTTCAAAAAGATTTTGCCGGCCCCATTGCCAAAGTTTGGGCCGCTTCCCAGCTGTGCCGTGTTGAACTCAGTAAGTCCCTCAGTTGCTCCCCTTGTGATCCCGTTCTCGGCTTCGGTCTGATCTTCCTCTTCTTGGCTCCGGTCTTTTCATTCTCATTGGCTACGGCCCGTTCGAACAAATGTTCCAGCTATCCATAGACGCCAGAGCAGCCGGTGATGCCGGCCTGCCGTCACAACCTCCCACCCTCTTCGGCTGAGGCGGCATCGTCCTGCAGTGCGGGCGTGCGCCCTCACGCCTGCATAAAGGATTATGTCATGACCGTTTCTGCGCACGACGCCCCCGTTCCGGACGCCCCCCACCTTCCCGCCTCCATTCAGCTGTCGATCGAGTATTTGCCGATCACGGTCCTGATTGCGGAAGGTCGCAAACTCAAACTCCACAAAGCCTCCGACATCACCGCACTGGCCCGGGCCATCGAGGTGTTCGGCTTTCTGGTGCCGGTCCTGATTGATCAGGACAGCAAAATCATCTCCGGCAATGGCCGTCTGGAAGCCGCCCGCAAATTGGGTCTTCAGGAAGTGCCATGCATTCGCATCCGCCACCTCAGTGCGGATCAGTTGCGGGTCTTCCGCATTGCCGAGAACCAGCTCGGACAACTTGCCGGCTGGGACGCCGAGGCGCTGGGGCTCGAACTTCAGGACCTTTCCAATATTGACCTTGGCTTCAGCCTTGAGGTCACCGGCCTGTCTTCAGCCCGCATCGACAGCCTGATCCTGGAAGGGGATGGCGGCGGAGAGAACGCCGACACCCTGCCCGATCGCCCCCATGAGCCGGTAAGCCGTCTAGGGGATCTGTGGCAGCTCGGTGATCATCGGCTTTACTGCGGCGATGCCACCGCGCCAGAAACCATGGCCGCCTTGTTGCAAGGCGATGCGGTGCGCGTGGTGGTCACCGATCCCCCCTATAATGTCGAGGTCGCTGGTCACATCACTGGTTCTGGCAAGCACGAAGAGTTCGTCATGGCCTCTGGCGAGTGACGTGACCCCCTGAATCTCCTCCAGGAATAGCTAGAGTCCGCCCTAACGAAGGACGGACAGAATGAAGCGATCAAGGTTCACAGAGGAGCAGATCATCGGGATTCTGC